ATGATGTTGTTGCCATACATCAGTGAACCTGCAACAGGCTCGCGGATGCCGTCGATGTCAACCGGAGGTGCGGCGATGAAAGCGACGATGAAACAGGTGGTTGCGGCAAGCAGTGTGGGGATCATCAACACACCGAACCAGCCAACATAAAGACGGTTGTTGGTGGAGGTGACCCACTCACAGAACTGTTGCCAGCCTGTTTTCTGCTGTTGTAATTGAGATGAAGCGATCATGAGAGTAAGAATGCATGTTTTTTGAAGCGATAAGTAAGGCCGGTTTAAAGACTTGGCTGTCTAATGGCTGTAGCGGGATTTGCACCCGCTTTGTCCTATTCAACCCGATGTCAGTATACCATAACAATTCACAAAAAAGCGGCTTCGTAGATAGTTGGAAATTCCTCCTTAAATATATCCTTAACAGCTAGTGCTATCATGCGATGTTCTAATTGCGTTTCTTCTCCTCCTCTGATTTGCATATAATGCAGCCAGCTGCGGAGTGTTCCATTCATTAGCAATCTAGTAGGCGTGCCAAGAGGTAGGATTGACCTCGCGCATTCTTTTGCGACACCATTGCTAAGCATGTTGTGATAAAGGTCCATGGCTCCAGCATAAAGCTCTTGAATATATCCTTCATAGCGAGCTTTCAGTTCTAAGGACAAGTCATCGTGACTTGCTTGTTTGTTCTTTGCGTCTTGAGTACGGAGAAAAGGAAGTCCTATAGACGGCAAGTCAGAGATATCGCTGTAACGCTGACTAAATTCCTGAAACGAAAAGCTTCTGTGACGCAAGATTTGAGCTGCAATTGCTCTGGTTGTATCAATCTCTACAACCATATTGGCCATCTCGAAAGGGGACCAATGCTTGTGCTTCATGAGATAACGCAAAAGTCGAGGAGCCGTTTTCGTGTTTTCTTGATTTTTAGGATTAGAAACACGAGCACAATAGGTTGTGATGAACTCGGACTCAGCAAGCTCTTCAACATCTTCTTTGCAATGACATCGAGCGTTCTCGAAAAGGTCAATTAAATCGTGATCGGCAAGGCGTGACACGCTGATTAGCTTGACGGAATGGGTCTCTGCGTTCATGAATCCAGGAATGATGATTTTGATTTTAGCACTAGCATCTTAACTAAAACACGTCTTCTACAGGTTCTTCCTGTAAGCTGTAAGGCTTATACCAGGAAGGATAGGAAAGACTGTACAGTCTGGGCTCTCTATTGGGCCAATCTCCCATCATTGAGCAGGTCTTGTAAAGGCGCAACGCAGCTATGCATTTAGCAGTAGCTTCTGTCATCATTTCCTCGTCCACTTCGAACAGATCGACAGAAAAGGGATCTCTTCTCTCTACACAAGCAAAGATAAACTTGAACGACTTCCCGTAGGCTGTTTGAGCTGCTTTGGCATAGTAAGCAGCCTGAAAATCGTACCCAAGCCCTAATACTTTTTTGGTAAACAGGTCGACGTCTACGCTATCGGTAGTTTTTAGGTCGAGAACGATACCCTCGTCTACCAGTACGCTGTCTAGGCGAGCTTTACATTTGACACCTTCCCATTCCCAGTAAATTGACACTTCATTCCGCTTGATGTATTCCGGGCCAGTGTTGTTATAGTACTCAAGACGTGAAAGAGAACTAGCCATCCCTTGGACGCTCCCCCACGGATCATCTTTACCCCCTACTGCAAGGATTCTCTTGCGGCCCACTCCTTCCTTCCATTCCCTGCCTTCTTTGGTATTTAGCTTTATTCCAGCAGGCTTCTTTATGTATTGAGCGTTGAAAGCGTCTTCTCCGTCAAGAGATAGACAATGAAGAGCCGTTCCCATCTCCATCGCAGGAGTAGGGATCAGCTTGTTTTTGATAGCAGATTGATAATGAGCGGGACTGTCAAGAATTTTCTTGAGAGATGATTGATTAACGCCCTCTTCTCTGCGGTAGTCCCAGTCACTTTGGTTGTAACAGACTTCTGCCAAAATGACTCCTCTATCTACTTTATTATATCTCGTATATCCTCACAAGCCAAGTCGAGTCCTTCTTCTGACTCTTCTGCCAACGCACCTGAAGCTCTGGGATAATGTTCACCCTATCGTCAACCCACAAGACCCCGTTGGCGCAGTCCATAAGGGCTCCAGCGATATTATCCGCATCGGCACGGCCCTCGCCGGATACGTCGACTTCAACACGAAGAGGGCCTTCTAGAGGAGCTCCTTTGTATTGCTCTTTAATACATGACAGCATTTGCTTTCGTTTGTCTTGATATGCCTTTGGCATAAAAGTGCCATTGCGTGTCACTCTTGGCCTGGCTTTGCTGAATATTGGCTGATAGATTGTTAATTCAATTACTAGTTGCACAGATAATAATCCCAACGACTACGGTAACAGCAAAGGTTACCAGCAACATCCCTTGAGTCGATGGCTCCGGTACGACGATTCTGTAAAGCTCAACCGTACAGTATTCGACCGGAGTACCTATGCAGCGAACCGAAAGGCTCACTTATCAGTCACAGCGCCCCTGGCTATTGAGTAAACATGAGCTTCCATCCTTCTTAAAGCCCATAAGAAGCCCTCGACGCTCAACGATGCTAACAATTTCATCCTTATCATAAGTTTTAAGATTTTTGGACGATAAGATCTCTTGGATTTCTTCTTGAGAAACTTCAACAGGGCCTGTCGTAGGATCCCATAAAATGTCATCGTCTGAGGTCCACTCCCACATAGGATCTTTCTGAGGATCCCAAGACGAGTTGTCACCAGTTCCCCAAAGTTTAACAAAATCACTTTGAGCAGCTTCTTCGTTACCATATTCGTCAACGAAGTCCTCGCCTTCTGCTGAAGAAGCCGCTGCATCTACTAAAAACTCTTCGTAACTAATCGTGGGGTGGCTGGAGCCCCTTTTTGACTCTTCACTAAGCTTATCCTTTAAACGCTCAAGATACCAGATAGCTTTTGAAAGCCCTTCCTGCGGGTCTTCCCCTGGTTTGCGGCCACTGCGAGAGATGTATTTAAGGGCATTCCCAAGATGGTAATTCAGTTCCCAGTCTTCGATTACATCAATTGGCTCATTCGTCCTGTTACCCCTGTAATGGGAGGGGTTGATTGAGTCATAAGTCATTTAGAAGAATCCTCCTTAATGTTTCGATTGTCTCGTACACAGACATTTTTCTTTTTTCGAGGAAGGTGTACGGTTATCCCCTCCTTCGCCCAGCTTACCACGCGTCCTTTCTCCCATCCAGCGCCCATAAATACCTTAACACTCGTGTTCTTTCTCATTGAGCGCATTGGCAACGGCTCTTGAGCCATCCATTCAGCTGCCTTGATGGCAGAAGGTTTCATTTTAAATGTTCCATCGCGCAGTATTCTCATTGTTCTTTACTCATATCTAGCAAGAAGTGCTTGGGGAGCTCAGCATTCAGGCTTGAAACAGCTGCGATAACCTCGGGGACGTTGCGCCGATTTTCTCCTACGGAAAGGACCCAAAGATCTTTCTCTGCGTTGTAGCGGCAGAGGCCAGAAGCGAGCATGTCTCCCAATACTTCTTCAGCGCAAAGTTCAGCCCAGGATCGAGATTCTCCTTCTTCGGCGTCTTCCCAATTGGCTACTTTTAAGTCTTCGTGATTGCAAACACAAGCAACCATCCCCACTATCTCAGAGGGCTTTACTCCTGTTCGAAATAATAGTGCCGCCCAAACGAAAGGACGTATTGAAGCTGTCGTAAGTTTTGGTGACTCATCAATAAGCAGCCCTGTCGATCCTGGGCAAATTTCCGAATCTTCGACCTGAAGGCCAGGCGGTGTCATAAAAAAAGAGCCATGCGGCTCTTAAAGTATATCAAAAAGGATCGTTTTTAGGTTGATCGTCAGGAGCTTTGTAAGCTTGGTTCACTCTTGCGTCTTTTACGTCAAGATAAGTTTTGCCCTCGTACAGTCGTTGAACTAGTTGGCCTGTCACGCTAATAAAATCGCCGCGACTAAGGCGATCAGCTACAAGCTGAGCCGCTTTACCTCCAACCTGAACATTGTAAAATTGACCTGGCCTGTCCTCTCCTTTGTAGTAAAAATACTCACTGTCTCGAATTGAAAACTCTGCGATGGTATACGACTCTCCAAGCGTCTTTACTGTGACTGGAGGCTCTCCTTCCTTACCGCAGACTGTCCCTGAAAGATTTACTTGCGCCATGCTTAAGACTTTTTATTCAATACCTGTCCATTATATCACGCTGTGGCAGCGATCAAGGGCCTGACGATAAATTTTACTCGCTCTGCTTGTTGAGACTCCAGTTTTAGCTGCTGAAACTTCAAGATTCCCTCTGTTCGCATACTCAATCAAAAAATCTTGAACCTTTGGTTCGAGACCAGCTTTTGTCATTATCTCCTTAGCTTTTAAAAGTTTTTCATCCATTCTTTCTTGTCTATTAGAGCTATCAGGAGTTTCTATGAGATCAGACAGGGACGTACACCCTTTCTCTCCATACTTAACGTCTAGCGACGCATAAGACGACATGGCTGCTTCCGCAGCGTTGTAGATGGCGGCAGACTTTGATACGCCTTTCCTTCCGCTAGGCTTGCCATCATTGTTTCGCCGATAGTAGACTTCCATCACAAGATTCTCTGGAACATAGATAAATGCTTCTTTTTGCATTAAATGACGCCCTAATCTTTGACGAATCCAAGGGACTGCGCAAGTTGAAAACCTGCACCCACGCTTAAAGTCGTAATACTTTGTTGCAACACGAAGACCAAAATACCCAACCTGCAAAAGATCTTCACTAAGCTCTGTTCCCCAGCGCAGCTGTCGCTTGTCAGAATATGACTTGGTGGCTTTGTAAGCTAACAAAAGATTTCCTTCGCAAATTCGATTTAAAATTTTAACGTATCTTTTGGAATCAACTTCTGTCTTAGACAGGGACATCAGAAGCTCACTGGTTAGTTCTGTGCTAATTGCTCTTTTTCCTGCAGCGTCAAGCCACGTCGTAACTGAATCTGTCAAAGTTGAGACCAAGTTGAGATACGGCTACTATAGCATGCAAAAAAAAGGAGCCAAGGCCCCTTTACAAAACAACTTCTACGCCCTTGAAGAAATCAACAAACCCTTCAATACAATCACCAACCATCTTTGTCTGGTGCGTATTTTTCGTTAAGTTCCGCTGCTGACTTGATCTGGAGGGTCTTAAGGCCTTTGTCCCAGTCTCCTTCCAGCTTGTCTG